ACCAACAATTCCCTTTTCGGGGTCTAATTTCAAAAAGACAAAATTATCACCATATTTACAAGTATTTCTTGTCCACATGGGTAAATTTGTATTAATATCTAATTGATTATAAAATAAATCAGTTAATATTGATTTAATTCTTTTTGATTCCGAATAAATCTGCAACATTTGACCCTCCTGATTTGGTGTTGTGGATTCTTCAGAAAAAGTATCCAATGCTGCTGAAATTTCCGGACAATATTCCATACTCTCGTAATCATAATATGATGCTAATCTAGTGGGTTCATAGTAGACAGATTGGGTATATAAGTTATTCTCAATTTTACCCCACTGATATGTTAAATAAGCGGTTTGTTGTGCTTGAAGTTTTTCTCGCTCGTATTCCTGTTTATTTGGTGTCTTTAAAAGAATATTTTTATCAAATTTGAATGTTGGCGTTTCTTGTCCAAGTAATGAATTCGGTCCAAATCCCTTGGATAATCGTTGCCATATTGTTAGTTTTTCATTTTCCATTTTTATATCTTTTTTACCTTCTTATCCCACCAAATAACCAAGAATGTTGTTGATAATCTTTTTTTGTTGGGTTATTTCTATATATACTTTTATCGTCCGTAAAAGATATGCTAGGATTAAAGAATTGTGAAGTTTGTTTTGGTTCATATGTATTAACTTGCCACGATTCAATCATAACTTTCGTATGTTCAGTTACTTTTTCTAATTGTGTAAATGAAAATTCTGAAACATAAATTGCCATAGCAATTGACATAATTAAATCATCATGACGACCTTTTTGATGGTCAGGTCTACCATTTATATAAACAAAAGAATTTAATTCATTTAATAATCTACTACTGTAAACTTTAAATTTATGTCTTAAAGCTTCTTCAAACGATGAGATGATTTGCACTCGTTTATTATTGAAATTAAGACCGGGAATTTTATCAAGCGCCTTTGCGTCATATTTCCACTTATTTCCAAGCTCAATTCCATCAACATATAAATTCTTATAATTTAATTCTTGTAATTTTCTAGCAGTTGACACACCCATACCCCCTGTGATATCAATAACAATATATGTGTTATATGTTGTTCCCCATTTATAAGCTATTTCAGCCATCACATCAGGTGGAACCTTTCCAAGATATTCAGCTACTTGTTCTCTACTATCAAAATCAATTATTTGAAATGCTGAGAAATCCTCTGAGTCTCCGCGACTTACATCCAGACCCATAATGTATTTATGACCAAGTTCTGGTTCTTTCCATACCCATAAGGAACCCCCCATTGTTTTATATTTTGGTTCACAGATTTGATTTTCTCTAATGTTCTCAAGAATTACCGAATCAATAACGTTATCACCAGAACCTAAAAATTGACAATCCAATTCCTGAGCAACTTTTCTTCTATCAAACTTTAATTTTTTAACCATGTTTTCAAACCAAGTTGAGCATGGTTTGAATCCTTGACTGATATAATCTTTTATTAAAACAAAATCTCTTTCATTTGGTGCTATATGTGAAAAATCAAGAATTTCTAGATCTTTTCTTTCTTCCCTATTTAAAAGATAATCCACAATATCATTTGTCTTGACCAAGAATAAATCTTTTGTATATCTAGGATCCCTATACCAATACATTTCCGTGATTTTGAAATTGTTCATCCCACGAATTGATTGATCATAAATTTCATAATAAATTCGGTCAAATCCGTTTGGTGTTGATATTACAATAACTTTACCCCCGGTAGAAAGTGATGCCATACATGCTGCCCAAAAATCATCATCCGCTTCAATATAAGCCGCTTCGTCAAATATTAGAATTGTTGGTGTATAACCTCTAAGAGCGTCTTTAGACGTTGCAACCGCTTTAATCTCACTTCCATTATTTAGTTTAAAGTGTCTCGCAGCATTTTTCTCATCCGAAAACTCAACACCAACCCACTTGGGCCATTGTTCAATAAAACTTCTAACCTTGTTTGCCATCTCAACGGCAGTGTCCAATTTATTGGCAATAATTAGAATTTTTTCAGGTTTCTCTTTTTTAGCAAATGCAAGTATTTTTGATGCCCAACCAGCAGTTGCTGTTGACACACCAGCCTGACGATACTTTAATGCGATATTTTCTTCATAAGTATCATAATCATTAATCAATTGTACTTGATCCTGAAATAACTCAAGAGGTACATATTTTTGCACGGTATTATCATACGTTTGTAAGTACGTTTTAAGTGCATAAGGCGTACTCTTTAAACATCTAACATATTCTAACGCTAATTGCTCTTTTGTTAATCCTTGCATTATATATTAGAATAACTAATAGAGTGATTTTATAAACCTAAGTCCTTTAAAAATGAGCCAAATTCCTCATCCTCATCATCACCCGAATCAGTTGATTTTTTTGATTTGTCGTATTGAGATTTTTTATTTTTAGCAATTTTTAATAAATCACTAAATTTTTTCATTCCCTTTCTATTCTCAACATCGTTGTCAGAGACAACATCACTTATCACGTCCAAAAATTCTTTAGCCGGTAAGGAATATAATTCAGTTTGAAAAAAACTAATTAAACCTTTATTTTCCGGTTCAAAAATTTCTGCGGGTAATGCAAACTTTATTTTCTCCACTAATTCAGGTCCAATTCTTAATTGCATGGGTTCCTGAGAAAGAACATCTGTTTGACCCATAACTTTCATCGCCATTTCAGGATCCTTAGGTAAACCATATTTAGCTTTTGCTTCTTCAATACCCTTTATTATTTCATGAACTAATATCGGAAACATTAATCCTTCAGCAACAATTTTTATATCTGGTGCATTTTCATCATCGTCTTCATCATCATTACTCATTGTTTGTGATTTACCAGCAACACCTGAACCGGTTTCACTCATTTGTTCAATCATTTGTTCCATAGTAAAATATAACAAATCATTAATTGCCATTACTTTTGAGTACATTGTATATAATGATGGGTCAATTTCATCTAGTTTACTTTTAACTTTGGGTAATTGAAAGCTATAATGACCTTTTTTTGATGACCCCTGTATAATTGCATTAATTATATTTCTTTTTGCTTTTTCTAATTCAAATTTTTCCTCATCTGTTAAAGTTTCAACATCAAATGAACTCGGAATTTCAAATTTAGGTTGTTCTTCTTTTTTCTTTCTAAAATTTGAAACATTAATTGGCGCTCGGTTAAGAAGAGCTTCTATTTTATACCAATCCTGTTCAACTTCGGTAACATCTAAAGCAATTTCTGTTGCTAAATTTTCCAATTCTTGTTTATTTCTAGACTCGATTGATACAATTCTAGGAACATAACCCATCATTTCACTAACTAGTTGACTCATCATATAACGATTGCTCAAATCCTCAATTCCAGTCGCAGCTTTGAGTTTATCAACGACTTTTTTAAATCGAGAACCGATTAATTTTTCAACATCAGAAACGCCACCTCTTAATGCTTTTGCAAATGGATTTTCGGGACTTGAAACTTTTCTTTCAGTTTTTGGGTCCATTCTTTCGGGATAATCACCATAATCAATAGGTGCTTCAGCTAATTTAAATTTTTTACTCATTGTTCACTTAATATTTTTGCGATTATGTTCATAATATCTTCTTTCTTTTTTTCATCCGATTTTCTTGCTTTTGGAGCAGGATTAACACCGGGATTAGGATCTCTACCGGGATGCCAAGGTCTAGTTCTTTCCTTTTCTTTAGGTTTTGTCGGTGCCTCTTCGGTTCCTTGTTCACTTAATATTTTTGCGATAATTTTCATAATATCTTCCTTCTTTTTTTCATCCGATTTTCTTGCTTTTGGAGCAGGATTAACACCGGGATTAGGATCTCTACCGGGATGCCAAGGTCTAGTTCTTTCCTTTTCAGTTTCCTTAGGTTTTGTCGGAGCCTCTTTGGTTCCTTGTTCAATCAAACTAAGTAAATCGCCTTTCGTCATTTTAGGTGAGATATGTTTTTCAATTAATCTTACAAGTTGATTTTCTAATTCTTCATCAATTTTTTTCTTATATTTTTTTGCAGACGTTTTAACATCCATAACACAACGCTCATATTCTGCCATTTGTTTTTTTGACCATTCACTTCTTTCAGTCGTTCCAAATTTTTTACCCATATTTGAAGTACAAACAGCCCAAGGATTGACTTTTTTCTTACCAGCTTCTTTCATTTCACCTTCCATCTTTGTTGCAACAATATTACCAGAAGCATCTTGTTTAATATCTACGTTACCAACATTTGCTCCTGTTGATTTTGCAACGGATGAGGGAATTGTTGTTGTTGTGACTTGTTTAGTTGTCTGTTTCACCTGTTCAACAATTAATTTATGAAGACCCAAAAGTTCAGATTCGTTCAAAGAGTAAAGGGTCTTCTTAGAAAACCCATTTTTAATTAATTCATTGTATTTTTCTTTAATCGATTTCATAGCTCATTTCTTTATCAAATTCAAGAATTAAATCTCTTGAATAAAGTTTATCTTTTACAGTTTTTTCATCTTCACCAAATAAAAACACTAATTTCTTACTATTAGTTTTGATTTCGTTATTCTCCCACGCTAATGCAATTACATTATCAATAGCATCTTCCATTCCAAATACATCGGAATTTTGAACTAATTCGAGAATAATTCCACTGTTCTTAAGTATACCAACTTTTTTAACATATTCCAAATCAGGAGGTTTTGGTTGACCATGTGATGGTTTTGCATCCCAATATTCACCACCTATTTCATTAGAATCTGAAAAAATGAACTCATATATATGTTCACCTTTATAGTTTGGTCCTAAACCGTTAACATATGCTAAATGATTCATAATACGTCACCCTCTTTGGTTATCTTTACTTGTTTATCGTTACCTTCAAATACTAAACTTTTCTTATTGGTCTTACCAATAAATTTAAATGTTGGGTTCTTTCGTAAGAAATCTCTTGAGTTTTTTTCTTGCTCGGAATTCTCCGCTAGAATTTTGATTTCTTTAAGTTCAAGTCTGATTTTGTTTTCCAACAATTGTTTTTTGTTGATTACTTTTTTTTGTTCGGATAAAACTTCTGTTTTTGTTCTTTCAAAATATTTTGTTAATGTTTTTTCAATTTTTGACTCAGCAAAGATTGAATCCATAATTTCTTTGGTGAATCTGCTTTCAGGATTTTCCTCTTCTTCTGGAATTTCATAATTTTCATCAGCCCACCCTTCACCAACAGGCATTTCTTCTTCAGGTGTCTCTATTTCGGGTGATGTAATTTCCATATCAGATTCCATATCAGTATCAATTTCATCAGTTTCAAATCTTGATAAAATTTCTTCTCTATCACCTTCTTCAAGACTCACTAAATCTAATGCTGATAAAATTGAATTTATAACATATTTCATATCTTTTGACGATAACTCACCAGAAACTTTAAATTCTCTAAGTTTTTGAGCAAGTTTACCTGTTAATTTTTGCACCTGTTTAAATGAAACTTCACCGCCTTCGGGCATACCACCATCTGGAGCCATATCAGTTGGTTCGGTAGAATCCGTAGGCATGGGGGTCTCAATATCTAATGAAGGTTCCGCAGGAGCGGTATCAACAGGTGCTTCGGGCGCGATTGCTGGTTCAGGCATTGGTTCGGGAGAGGGTGCGGGTGTTGGGGTTTTTAATACGAACTTTTTTTGTTCACCAAATAATGAAACACCATCTTTATTTTCATGTAAAGTATTTAATTCTTTTGCAATCAAATTAACTCGTTTAAATACTTCAGAATATGAAGAATAGTATTTTCTATTCTTCATTGGTTCTACATAATCAAATGATTCGTTAACTGTTTTTTGAATAACATAACCATTTTTTTCATGTACAATTCTATATGTATTACCGTCCGCTAATTGAACAGAAAAAGATTCTGTTTGCAAACTTTTTTCTTGCGTAGGTAATGCTTCTTTGTATCTGGCAATTTCCATGATACGTGCAAGCTTACTAGCACCTTCTAATTTTTCACTCCCAATTGGTTTTAATTTTCCCATTTTTTTTAATTTTAATTATTTAATCCATTAAAGCCACCAAGCTCAATGGAGGAGATTTGAACCACGGTATCGCCATTTTTTGGATTTACGTATTCCGGATGTGGCGAATAAAACTGTGTATTACCCGTACAAGAACAATCTTGTATTACATAATTATAAGTTCCTGCTGATACTGTTTCTGGCATTCTATTATTTTTTATATATAAATATAGCTAATTTTATAAATTTCAAAAAAATTATGAAATTAATGCATCATTGTATATTTTTTCCGCAAATTTTATTCTCCTACTATAATCGGTACTTCTTGGTTTTTCATATTTTGAAGCAAAAATTTCAGCAGATGTGCTAGCATTTTCGCTTGATTTAATTGATGATAATACATTTGAATATTTTGTGGTTAATTCATCCCATAAGAAATCTAACTGACATTCTAACGATTCGGAGTCTTGTTTTTTTGATTTACAAAAGCCGATTAAATTTTCTTTTCTGCTTTTATGCCATTGTGCGATACCCAACGATGTTCCACTATCGCCAACAGCGGTTGGATTAAAATTTGACTCCGCTTGTAAGTTACCCGCAATACCAGAAGCTTGTTCTATTGTTAATCCTTTATCCATTAAAAATTTTAGAATTTTGTTCTTGTTGTCTGTTGCAACTATTTTTACCATTTTCTTTTCTTTTTGAATTCCATCTATTTTTTTTCTATCTAAATCAATTTTTGATAATTCTTTAAGAATGGTTTTTAGAGTGTTTTTATCCACAACACCATTGGGGTTTAAGCTATTTTTCTTTTGAAAATTTATAACAGCAGCATTTGTTTCTGGACCAAATTTTCCATCAATACCCCATTCCGGTAAAGAATAACCCAACAACTGAAGAACACTTTGTAAAATTTCAATATCATTATCATATTCTAATCTTCCGGTTTTTTCCCATTTTAACTCCTTATTTGAGTTAATAAGTTCTTCCAAATCCTTGGTAAAATCTTTTTCACTTGAAGTTGCTTCTTCACCAAGCCCTAAAAACAATAAAATTCTATCAAAAAGACTTTTTTCTTTTTTGGTTTCTATATTATTTGTTGATAAATTAGATATATCAAATTTTCCGCTAATTGGTTTATCCCAGTTTTGTATAATATATTCTTTAATTGTCTTCCCTTCAGTTGCTTGTTTATTTGTACTGACATCACCATGTCCAACAACTTGATCTGGTGAATAACCCAAATATTTCACCAATTGCCTCACAGCTTCCGCTTGTTTGGGTAAAATACCCGATTTTATATCCGCATCATGTCTTCTTTTTATGTCATTATCATCTAAACCGATAACCTCAACACCTTCAGTATTTGAATTTTTAACTGTTTTCATCTTTGCATTTGAACCGGTGTGAGCACCAACCGTATCTTGTGGTAATGACCTATAAATTTTACCTTCTTTATCAACAATCCATTGAACCGATAGACCTCTTTTATTTAAAACCCTCATCACATCTTCAGCGTTACCTGAACCTGCGGTGTGGTGTACCATAAAATATTCTTTATTCTTAAATTTTTTACCTGTTGGGTAACTAGATCCTGATGAAATATCTATAATTTGAACCTCTTTAATTAATGACTCATTCAACGACTCCAAAGATAATTTTTTATCCTTTAACTTATGACTTAAATCTATTAACCTTTCAATATACTTACCCCTTCTCAAATATTTAAAAACCAAATTTTCATAAGAAAATTCTCCCTTATCTTCAAGACCCGCTTTTCTATATTTTTTAATCTTATCCCTTAATTCTTTAATTAAAATAATTGACTCATCGTAGTCATCATTTTTAACTTGTTCGGTAACCTCATCAATCTTTTTGGTCCAAGCTGTTATCTTTCTTCTTAAAAGATTTTTATCAATTGTAACGTCCTTTTTTTCGGGAATTACAACCCATTCATCATATAGCACAGAATAAATACCCCCACTGGTGTGGGGTTCAATTATATCCTGTACATAAAGCTCAACCTCAAATCCTTTTATTGTAATATCGTGATTTGTATTGAACAATAATTTTTTTAAATTAAAGAGTTCTCGATATAATTCAACGGAATCCTTATCAAATTGCATAAAATCAACTTCAAGATGTAAATCAACATCAGAGAAATCGGACCAGTTAAAATTAGATAATGAACCTGTAAAGATTATATCATCAACAAAAAATTCAACATCAATGAAATCCATAAATTCATGTGCGATTTCAAGAAGTTTTTTTCTTATTTCGGGCTTAAGTGAAGCTTTTTTGGGATTTGCGTAATTATCCCAAATTTTTGGATTTAATGTTTCTTGTAAGGAAAACGATGAAATTATTTTTGACTCTTCACTCATATATTTAAAAAAGCTTTATTCATAAATATATGATATCTTATAAGTTTTCAAATTTTTTTATACTTATATCCTCTTGATATTGAAGTTGAAAAGAATTTACCCTGAGATTCTGCTAATCTAAATTGTGAATAAACTTTATGGGGAACTTTTTCATATTCAAACCTACTACCATTTTTAAATTCGACAATCATTGTCTCATTTTGCGTGTCATATTCAGTCCTCACAATATTTGATGATTGAACTTCGTTGTAAATTTTTGTTCCTTTGATTTCCTCTTTTAATATTGACATTTGTTTTGAATTTTAATTTAAAATAAAAAACAAAAATATATAATCAATGATATTTATGGTTAAAACGTAAATACCATGTTATATTCAAAAGAAAAAATAGAAAAAGCGGTTAACTCAAAAAGTTATGTTTGGTTTAATGATGATGCAAATAAAGGATTTGATGTTAACGTTGTTAGTATTAGAAATTCAGGTCCGGGAAGTAGAGTAACAAACGTTTTTGACGATATTTTAACTTTATCATATAAAGAAAATGGTGTTTGGAAATACCATGAATGGGCGATAACAACCGACCCCGGAAAAAAAGCCGTCCTAGAATTTAGCAACAGCAGAGGTGTTGCAATTTTGGTTCCGGAACAATATAGAAGTGCTTATATCATTAGAAAACACCAAGGCAAATATGACGCTTTATGTCAAGATAAACCCGTTAAAGTTTATCGTGATAAAAATAAAGATATGAAGTTTGATATGAATCCCACAACAATTCAAGAGGGGGTTTTTGGTATTAATATTCATAGATCAAATCCAACCACAGAATCTCAATTTGTAAACGATTGGAGTGAGGGTTGCTCTGTATTTAAAAGAGTTAAAGACTTTAACGAATTCATGGTTATTTTAAATAAAGCAAGAGCTATCCACGGTAATAGATTTACCTACACTTTAATTGAAAGTAAAGATATTGTTTAATCCTCTAATTTCTCTGCTCTAGCGCCAATCATTGTTAAGAGTTGCTTAACGAATGACATATCAAATATACCATTTGATATTAATCCGATTAAGACACCATACAAAATTCCACCTTTGGTATCAACTCCGTTAAATATTCCAAAATTTAACCAAGCACAAAAGATACCAAGCAAAATTGAAATAACCCATGATTGGATTTGTGCTAGCGTTCCTTTCACTTTTGTGTATTTGCTAGCATATTCAGCACCAACAACAACTAAAGATGCTAAAATAAATAATGTATTAACTAATTCAAATATTCCCATTTTTGTATTTTTTATTTTTTATGGTCTATATCGGTCAAAATCATAATATTTCATATACTCTTTAACCAACTCATCATTATCATTTAATGGTGTAAAATAAATATATATTTTATTTTTTACAAATAAACTATCAGGTAAAGTTTTTATTTCAGTAAATTGTATCCCTAAATCTTTACCAACCTTAAGATTATCTGGTAATGATTTTATTGGGGTATGTCTTAAATCCAAATACCCCCTAACTATAAAATTATCTGGTAAGCTCTCTATTAATGTATTTTTTAAATCTAAATCTTTACCAACCTTAAGATTATCTGGTAATGATTTTATTGGAGTGCTTCTTAACCACAAACTACTATCAACCTCAATGTTGTTTGGTAAAGATGTTATTGGTGTATTTGACAAATCCAAATAACCATCAACAACAATCTTTTCATAAAACTTATTATGGTATTTTGCAAATTTTTCAGAATCCCCATCAAATGTCTTAAATAATCTAAATTCAAATTCTTCAGCGTCTGTATACCAAACTTTTTTTTCTTCTTCTTGCTCAAGAAGAACTTGCTTTATGATTTCATAAAGGTCAGATTCTGTTATTTTGATTTTCTTCATGAATATAAATATATCAATGATTTACTTTGTTAATCATTATTTCTATGGTTCCAATAAACACCAATGGAACAATTAAAATTATTTAATATAGAAGTAAGGGAACTAATATCTGGTGAAACAAAAACATGTAGAAGCTGCAACACCGAAAAAGCAATTGACGATTTTCCATTTTTTTCAACAATAGATGCTGGAAGAAAAAATACATGCAAACAATGTAATCAAAAATTAGCTGAGATAAGAAAAACATTAAAAATAAAACATCCACCACCCATTGCTGGTCCTTGTCCAATCTGTGAAAAACATACAACTTCTTGGGTACTGGACCATTGCCACTTCACCGATAAATTTAGGGGTTATATTTGCAACAATTGCAACTTAGGATTGGGTAGGTTTAGTGACGATATAAAACTGCTACACAGAGCAATTGATTATTTAAATGTAGAAAAAAATAAAGAAATTTGACTTTTTCAAAAGATTAAAAAAATGAAAAAAATATTAATTTTAATTTGTTTTATATTAAGTAATTTTGCGTTTAGTCAATGCACAGGAATTGAATCCTATACAATAACACCCCCTCCGGTTAATGGTCAATATTCATCTGGAACGGTAATCAATGTTTGTTATCAAATGACTGGTTGGAGTGGTTTAAATTTTAACACCAATTGGTTAGAAGGATTTGAAATTAATTTAAGTTCATCTTTAACCCCCCCTTTACCTCAAGCGGCACCCGCAAATTGTAACGGTGGTTCAGGAAATTGGATTTGGATTCCGGGTACAATAACTTCGTCCTCCACGGGAATTTCCGTTGGACCGGGGTGGTTTTTTGAAACGGACCAAGGTGGTGTTATTGATGGAAATCCGGGTAATGATTGGGGTGATTTTGGTAATTGTACTTGGAGTTTTTGTTTTTCAACAACAGTGATTGAGAGTTGTTCATCTGATAACATATTAATTCAAATAACCGCTGGTGCTGATGGTACTTGGGGTTCTTGGGGTACTAACAGTTGTACACCAACAGCATTTAACGTTTTTAATGGTACAAACACACCCATTGATTTTGAAAGTATAGCAGTAACTCCATTAAATCAAACAATCTGTATTGGTGATAATACAACACACCAACTTAGTGATGCAACAAATCTTTCTTTATTTTATCCAACAAACCCATATACAATAACATGGAATACCATTGGTGTGCAGCAAGTTGAAATGATTGAAGAAAACATAAATGGTTGTTTAGATACAACTATTTTCACGGTAAATGTATCACCATTACCAAATATAACGATTAATCCAATCGATACATTATGTTTTAACGATTCTCCAGTTCAAATGCAAGCATTCCCTATTGGTGGTACTTGGAATATTGGACCTATTTTTTCTCCGCAATTAGGTACAAATTGGATTCAATATACATATACGGATAATTTTGGTTGTCAAAATAGCGACACCATTTTAATTGTCGTAAATCAAAATCCAAATGATATTCTTATTTTAGGTATAAACAATTTTATAAATTGTTCAAATGTTGATAGAAATTTGATATATACCACAACTGGACCAACCAATTCAACATATACTTGGAATTTAAATGGTGAACTGCAACAAAATAACGATAATAACATCTCAGTTAATTTTCCAAATATAAGTGAATTTCAAAATGAACTATCTGTTTATGAAACAAATGAATTTGGATGTGTTGGAAATATCACAACAATAACGGTTTATTCTGAATCGTGCGGTGATTTTTATATTCCAAATTCATTTTCACCCGATTTTGATTTTGTTAATGATGTATTTAAAGTATCGAGTATATCAAAAATAGATGATTTTGAAATGGAGATTTATAATCGATGGGGAGAACTTGTATATAAATTTTATGACCAAAATGAATGGTGGGATGGTTCTAGTTGTCAAAATGATGTTTATATTTATAAATTTAATGGTAAAATTGGTGAAAATAGAATATTTAAAATTGGTAATATTAATTTAATAAGATGATAAAAGTAAGCTTTGATTTTGATGATTGCCTTGGTCATTTTGAATCTATTCAAAAATATTGTAAAGAACTAATTCAAAATCTAAATATTGAGATTTGGATTGTAACATCAAGACCCGAAAATCCAAGGGAGTTTTTTAGAAAAAAATACCCTGATGATGACACTTTTAAAAGAGATGATGGTGTCCTTTGGTGGTCAAATGAGGATGATTTATTCCCATTAGCAACTGAATTGGGCATTCCTAGAGAACGTATAATATTTACAAATCATGAACCAAAAGCTTGGTGGTTCGATAAAAATGGTAACGGGTTCGTTTTTCATCTTGATGATAATCCACAAGAAATAAGATTAATAAACCAACTAACAAAAATAACACCGATTTCTTGTTTATCATCAAACTGGAAACAAAAATGTGAAAAAATTATTAAAAAACACCTCTCTAGTGTAACGGATAGCATATCTGATTTCGACTCAGTTGGTGAGGGTTCAAGTCCTTCGGGGGGTACAGAATAAATGGTCGAATGGCCGAGTGGTTTAGGCGGAAGTCTGCAAAACTTTCTACGTGAGTTCGATTCTCACTTCGACCTCAAAATTTGGAAAAATGATAATAAAGTTTTAACTTTGTTGTGTACACCCCCATGTGCAAATTGGTAAAGCATTAGGTCTTAGAAGCCTAGGAAAACATAAGAAACGTTCCCAGTTCGAATCTGGGTGGGGGTACAAAACAACATATTATGAATTAAAAATTGTGTTAGTATAATAAGCGAAACTTAATAACGATAAGCTCTTCCCGTCTAACAGGATAAAATCGTTGCAATTTTTTTTTCATAAAATTTTTTATATCTTTGGTAAAATTTACAATAACATGAAAGTATTCAAAAAAATAGACGGTACTCCAGTTGATGTTGTAAAACATACTCTTGAGGTTATTCGGGAAAACCCCGATGTTAAAATCCATATTGGTACAGACTCACAAAACGTTTCTAATCAAACCGTTTATGTCTCGGTTATCGCATATCGATATGGAACCAGAGGTGTTCATTATATCTTCACCAAAGAAAGAACCAAGAGAATTAATGATTTATGGACAAGACTTTGGAAAGAAGCTGAAAACACCATTGAAATTGCTGAATGGTTTAAAAATAAGGTTAATATTAGTATTAAACCTGAATTAGATATGGATTATAACGAAGATGAGTTCTATAAAAGTAATCAATTAATTGGTGCAACAAAAGGTTGGGCGAACTCTTTGGGTTATCAAGTTAATGTTAAACCAAATATTCAAATTGCTACAAAAGCAGCAGATTATCATTGCCGATGAAATACGATTATTACATATTAATTGTTAAAAAAGACGAATTGTCAAATTTTGATTTTGATGATATGTTGGAAAATGTAACGGGATTGGTTGATGCTGATATTTTAACTGACAATATTTATCGTCTATTTAGTGATATTGAAGAGACGATTAGAGAATATATGGATGAAAAAAATATCAAATATTATTTGGAAAAACAACCAAGACCAACAACCGATGAAATATTGGATGAAGCCAATAAACGGGGTTATCTTACGCATTATGATAGATTAATTATCAAATCAAATCAAAGAGATTAAGTATTCAATAGCTTTCTCATCTTCAAGGGTGAGAAGTTCTGAATTTAAAATTAATTCAACAAATTCTTCTATTTTCTGTATTTCTTTTGGTTTATTTTTTGGATGAATTGTTTTTTTGATTTTGTCAATGACATATTTTTTTTGTTTAATAAGAAGTATTTCTTCTTTTTTTAAAGGAGGTTCTTCGGATTTTTTTTCGGGTTTACTAATCATCTTAAAGAAAAGTCTTTCATTTGTTAAATCTATTTGGTTTAAATTTTGAACCGACGAAAGTTCTTCTTCTTTAATATTAAGTCCAAAATAATTATTTAAATTATTTAATAATCTATCTATGTTAACTTCTCTTAATAATTTTGGTTTATCCCTACCAATCATTATTGTACTCATAGTATTTTCTCTTATTACTAACCACAAATAATGACCCCAAGTATCTTCAATATTCTCTTTTTTAGTGCAATTATCATTAGGGTCGTTAAAATAAAATCCTTTCGCATTTTCAAAATTTTTTGGATTTTTAATGTCTCTTGATGGTGAATATGCTAGTCTAATTGTAAAGTCGATATTTTTTGGAAAATCAATTTTTTTAACAAGTTCAATTATAAAATCAACATTTTTAATACCATCATCTCCAATTTTATCTTTAACATTTGTTGTTGTATATTCCTTACCAATAACTCTGTTAATATAACGACATTTTGAGTGAGACGTTTCTTCCGCCTCTTTTAATGCAAATTCTCTTAAAACTCTTTTAATTGTGTTTCTCATATGTGTAATATTAATTGTAAATAGTTCAAACATTTGGAAATTTAAAAGTTTATTTCTATCTTTGCTAGATAAAATTAAATAAAATGGAATACGTACATGTAGCATTTCCAAATTTGGATTATGATAAAATACCTGTTAATGTTGTAAAAAAATGGAACATAACAGAACCAAAAGAAATTGGTGATACCGTATTTTTTTGGGTTGGGGATGTTTATTGTCAAATGCCAAAAAATGAATATGTTAAACTATTTGGAGAAGAATAATCCATGAAAACTATAAAAACATATAAATTTTCGCAAGGCGATAAAGCCATTGAATTTTATATTCAAGGCGGGGATGAAGTATGGTTGGAATGCTCTCAAGGAGAAGATTCAATTCTTTTTACTCTTGATATAGAAGATATCGAAACAATACAAAACGATATTAAAGAATTAATTTTCAAATTTAAAAATGACAAAAAAACTTAAAATTGTCACAAAAGAACATAATGCTGAAAACTTTAAAAACGTTTTGTTAGTCAAAAAGAGAAAAATAAATAAGTTTTTAAAATTGGGTAATGATTATGGTGATGATTTGCCTGAGTTTATATTTTATTCTGATAAACATATCGATGATGGTGATTATGATTTTGAAATTAATAACATGAAATTTACTAATTCATTTGTTAGAAAAAATGCGGTTGATAAACATGGTATTTCTATGTATATTTGCGGTCGTTATAGCGTGTTTTTAGAAACAATAAAAAATAATGATATTGTAATTAATAGTTAATGAAATTTTAAAAACAAAATAATATGGCAACAAAACACGATTATCGAGTAGAAGCTAAACTAATCAATCAAGAAGAAACCGGTTATTGGAATCATCAATTGATTGAAGTTTTTGATAAAAAGAAAAAAATTGGACAATACACAAGAAATTATCCAACTGGGGGTAATACTACATTTATTCCTTTTATTGGTGAAGATGGTAATTGGTATGCTTTATTTTCACCAAAATATGTTATGACGCGAATTATGAAGCTTCCTTCTTGTGAAGACATCGGAGGTGAGGAATATAGTGAATTTGGTTTTTGTCCTGTACATTATTATCAACCAAAAGTACATAAAATTAAAAGCGCGGAAGATAGTAAATATGAAATTTATCTTGGGGACCAAGAAATAAGAGATATTAAAAAAGAAGATATTGAAAAGAGTAAATATCTACCCATAATTTTTGTCGCTGGTTGCGTTTGGGGTGCAGATTCATCGTTTGGTGTTCAAGCATTTGATATTCGCAAAGCACATAAGGGAATTATTAAAAGATTTAATCCTTTTGGTGGATATACTGAACTTCCGGATGACATGGAATTAAAAGATGTTATAAACTGCGATTATGACCCAACAGATGGAATGATGCACTTTACAGTTAAAACAATACAACACTGTGTTCTTGAAAAAGATTTTGATGTTGAGAAGGATAATTTTAGAGATTAATACATATTTATTAATTAAACAACTAAAACGCTAATACCATGATTCCTAGTTGCCATGAAACGTTCACTCTTTGCAATCCTTATGGACAAATGGAATATTCATATTTGGAGGTATTATATTACATTTAAGGTAACGTTTGATTCTCCAAAGAAAAGGAGTGATAGGTATAGAATACCTTATTTAACAAGAATTTGTAAATTAACCGGTAAAAGACAAGAAATTTGTATTTTGTTTTCTGAAAAATTACCAACCGGTAAAATAAATAACTGGAAAGACGTTAAAAACACTCAATACTTATAATATCAAGATTTCTACCGTCATTATCAACCAAAATTTCCATTTCATTTGGATATTCAACGTTTAGCTCGAAGGTTCTTCTAAGAATAACCCTATCTTCAGTGATTTTTGCGGTAATTAAACAATATTTTTTATCTTTCGTTATATTATACGAATCAAGAAGATTTTCTTTATTTAAAGTCCAGTGAGCGCCTAATTTTTCAGTTTCTAACTCTGATGGATTGTTTAGTGCTACAATCCTATAAATTTTAAACTTTTTTGGTAAATTTTTAAGGGTATTTGTTGCGTGATTAATACCAAAACGTATTTCTCTATCATCTAAATTTCTACTTCTAAGAAATTCTACAATTTCTTCTAAAGTACGTTTATTGATTATTTCGGAAATATTCATATTTATATATAAATATATATATTCTTAAAAATGAAAAAAGGAATTGAACGCGATATAAAAACTTTGGTAAAGATAGCTAAAGCTCTGTACCAAATGATTCAAACAAGAAATATACCAATTAACGATTTAAAAAATTTAAATTTTGATGGTAATGAATGGGTTTCTTTATTGGAGGAACTATCAAAAGCGTTGGAGATTGATTACTATGATTTGGACGAAATTTCTTTTTATACTTTATTAGTTTTAGAAAATATCCAACTAATAAAAACGAACGAGCTTAACGAAGAAACAATTTATATTCCAGAATTACAAGAATTTAGTTTTGACGTTACATCGACAACATCGGAAGTCTGGGAAAGAACTTACACTCACACATTTAAAGCATATGATTATAAACATGCAAAAAAAGCATTAATATTTGATTTTGATGCTGGTAACGCAAATCCTTGGGACGGTGAACTTACGCATGAAGACAGTGTACATAGTGAAACAACAGAATATTATAAATTTGACTAATAATGAAAAAAACAATAATTTCCGAAAGCTTAAAATATCATTTGGAAAATGATATACAAATTACAGAAAATGTTTTTAGACATGGTTCTGAATCATATTTTAATTTGATAACTGAGGTGAGAAATCTATACGATTCAGAAGATGTTGAACTTAACGGAATTGATAGAGAATTATATGAAACCACCGATATTGGTATTTGGGATGAATATGGAAACGAAATAGTTCCATTAGATTTACCAATAGAACATGTTGAATTCTTGACCGAAGCTGAATATCAGGGTAAAGAGGTTAAACTTAGTTATCCGATGAGGGGTGGAAGTAAAAAATATTATGTATATGTTAAAAATCCGAAATCCGGGAATGTTAAAAAAATAAGTTTTGGTGATACAACAGGGTTAAGCGCCAAGGTATCAAACCCTGATGCTAGAAAAAGATTTGCAGCAAGACATAGATGCAAAGATAAGAAAGACAAAACAACCGCTGGTTATTGGGCGTGTCGTGTAAATCGATATGGTCATTTATGGGGTGGTAAGACATATCCCGGTTATTGGTAATGGAACGACCTTATTCGCAAGTTATTGAAAACGATATCATGATTCGAAATTTTTCGGACAACATTGACCCTATTGAATTAAAATGGCATAGAGACGAAAAAGATAGAACTGTTATTGCATTAAATGAAAACGATTGGAAGTTTCAATTTGATAATGAATTACCAATATGTTTAAAAAAGAACGAAAAAATTTTTATTCCTAGAGAAAAATTTCATCGTGTTATAAAAGGCACAACTTCATTGGTGATTAAAATATTGGAATAAAAAATTATTTTTACAATTATTGCATATTTATTGATAAATTATATATCATGAATGCATACTTTTTTAATATATCAAATGAGGAGAGAGACTCGATAAAAAATCAACACACAAAACTTTATGATGGTTATGTGACTCTTCAAAAAACTTCAAGTTCGCAACCTCTAACAATTGAAGATTTAGCAAAAGATAAGGGGGGTATTACTTTAAGTAATAAAGGAAATGTTAGTACATACAAAAATTTTGGAATAAATGAGGAAAAGACTAAGATGTGCGAACAATGTGGTTTAAACGAAGAGGTTTGTAAATGCGAACAAAAAACAGCGGAGCTTGAAGATAAATTTGATTATATTGAGGAAGATGAGGTTTGTGAGCAATGCGAAGATGAGGAATTTGAAGAAGTTGATGATGAATTACAAGAAAGTTTTAAAAATCAAAGAAACTTAATTCTTGAAATGTTTAATCGAGTAAATAGACACTAACAACCGATTGTTATGGAAGTCAAAGAAATCGTGTCTCAGTATATAATCGAATCATCAAAGACAATTGAGATACAATTTAGATTTATGACAGATTCTGATTCCGAAATACGAGAAGATACTTTTGATATTCCGCTAATCGAAAATTATGGTTTTAATGTCTTTTCTGAAAGCTATGATGTTTTTGAAGAAGTGAATAATGGTTATAGTGATGAAGATTTGGATGATTCCAAATACGACGATGATGAAAGCATTTATGATATTCAGGAAGATGATTTAAAATCTTTTATTACTGAATTTTATTTGGATAATCCCGATAAAATACCGATGGTTGGTATATTTTAAAAATGAAAAGAAAAATCAAATTATCTGAATCCGACCTTTATAACATTATAAAGCAAGTTCTTCTTGAGCAAGAAGAAGATGAAAATGTTTGGAACACAGATGAAGAAGAATTTAATTTTAGATTATTTAAGGCATTTGACGGGGATTCTGAAAAATTTGCAAAATATCATAATAAGTTTTATGAAAAGATTGTTGTTGATGGTGATTTGAATTTGTCAAATACACCAATAACATCTTTACCGGATAATCTTCATGTGGGTGGTTATTTGGATTTGTATCGTTGCAAAAATTTAACATCCCTTCCGGATAATCTTCATGTGGGGGGTTATTTGGATTTGGTTGGAACCCCAATAACATCCTTGGGAGATAATCTTTCCGTGGGGGGTTATTTGGATTTAAACGTAACGCCAATAGAAAAATTACCCAATAATCTTAAAGTTTTTGGTGATTTATGGTTACAAAGTACAAATATTAAGACATTACCGGATGACCTTAAAGTTAAATTTAGTATTTTTCTTTTTGATACGCCATTAAGTAAAAATAAAGATTTATTTGTAAAATATAACCAAAAACATAGTCATAGAATGTATTCTAATTTTGCAACATTTCGGGATGCAAAAAAATTAAAAAACGAATTTCTTGATTATGATAAATTTACTTCGGAATTGGGAGAACAATCAACTGAGGGGGGTAAACCAAGCTATCCTGCTGTGACAAAGTGGGAAACTGGAGTAAAGAGAGGTCCAGCTAATTCAATTGACCCAAAACAAAAATGGTCGGACACTTATCAAACAAAAAGGGGTAAAGCAAATACGATTGATCAAAAAAGTAAATGGTCCACCGGATTAACTCGCGGTAAAGCAAATACTTTATTATAAGTCGATATATTTATATAAAAAACTTTAAAAGATGGAAAAAAATAAATTAAATGAGGCAAATGAGTCTCTTGAAAGAATTAAACTTCTTATGTCATATAGAAATGATATGACGTTAACGGAAAATGAAAAAAAAGTTAAAGGTCTTATAAATGAGGGTCATGCCGATACCGTCAAAAATGTTTTAAATGCTTGTACTACTGGTATCGCAGAAACTAAAATCCTTACCAACGATGAAATCCAACAATTAGCTCGTATTTTTTATGATGCATTTGAAGGTTTTTGGACTGGTACTGATTTAGATAAAGTAAAAGAAGGATTAGATAAATTATCTAATAATACTTTCGGTGACTTATGTGCGGTAAAGTATTTTTTTGAAAACCGATATAGTGAAGGTGAAGGTGATACTTTCTTTGAATGGATTGATTCAGATATTGACTATGATGATGAGTGGGTTGATTTTGTGGATACCTTCTTAGATCTTAAAGAGAAATACGATAATGAAGCTAAAGCCGCTAAAGCCGCTGCCGATGCTAAAACCGCTGCCGATGCTAAAGCCGAAGAAGAAGCTAAAGCCACTGCCGAAAAAGCCGCTGCTGATGACGCTAAAAAAACAGGATTTATAACTGCACTTAAAAAAGAATATAGCGGATTTGATAAGACAACTAAAGACGATGTTACTGTTAATGGTGATGTTTATAATATCGATGGCTATCAAATTAAATATGATGGGACCAATTTTATCTTTATTCAATAAAACAAAATAACGTAAACCAGATGAAAAGAAATTTAAGAGAGCAAGAAGCGACACCTTCAACTGACAATAGAAAACAACCACCCCCTCGAAAACAACCACCCCCACGCGCCGGTGAATCAGGTCAAAGCAGACGACAAACTCCAACATCAACAATTCCCGAATTTTTAGGAAATGTTGATGGTGTTAAAAAATTCCAAGATTGGTTAGACCAAAACCATCCGGGTTGGGTTCCCACAGGAAAATTAGAAAGACGTGGTGGTTATGGAAGATTTGGTCCAAAAACAACCGCCGCTTGGAATTCATACGGTGAGGAATATAAAAAATCTGGTGGATCTACTCTTAGCACACCAGAAACCGGAACTGGTACAGAACAATCGGAAGAATATAAGTGGTTTAAAGAAAATGAACAAAAAGGTCTTTTTAGTGGTGGTGAAATAAAAAAAATAAAGTCAGGCCATTGGACGTATAAAAAACCGGCAAATTTAATTGACGGAGATTCTGATGGAATTGGTGATTATTATTTCTTAAAAGGGGATAAACCCGCCGCACCTTGGAGATGGGTTAAATGGCAAAAGAATGAAAAGGGTTCTTTTCAAGTTGATGAGGGTACCTATGAATTACCGGAACTTGCTATTGAGGGTAAAAATGTGGATGAGACGCTTATCGAACAAATTATTCTCACAAGAAAAAGTACAAGTCAAAAACCAACACAAACAGCCACAACTGGCTCTGCTGCAACGCCTACACAAACATCAAGTTCTCCAGCAACTAAGGAGAATTATAGAAAATATTTTAATTGGTTACAAATTAGTGATGAACCCGATACCGGAAAACCGGATGAGTCCATTTTAATTAACATAAACAAAGGGATTGTACGAGCACTTAACGATGGTTATCAGTCAGTCTATTTTAATTTTTTTAAAAAAGGTGTTGAACTTTTAAAAAAACTTTATCCAAATGAATACGGAACGCTTGATGTTGGAAAATTAGGGATAAATACCGTAAAGGAGGTATCGGATTTCATAAACTATCCTGATAATGAAATAGACCAATTAGCCAATCCTAATGTTGATATAAAAAGATTTAATAAAATAAATCTTATTGATCTAATACCGTCTTTACCAACAACAATTGGTTCAGGACCACAAGCTTATATTTGGCCTGATGTTGTTTCTGGTATTGATACTGGCAAAATAAGTACCGAAATAAAAGATGTAACCGATGAAAATTGTGTAAAAGCATTACGTGAATGGTATACAAATTTTACACAACAAAAACAAATTGATAGTAGAAACACTAACAGGGTTAAAAATCTTCTTATGGCATGTAACAATCAGTGTAAATATACCAATAAAGATGAAGCATTCTTCAATAGAATGTTTAGAACTAAACAAGAAAAATCCGCAGCTAGAATGATTGAAGAGTTAAAAAGTTCAAATGCTGGAGCATATAAAGTTGATTTTAAAGATGTTAGTGAAACTTGTAAAAGTTTTGGAAGAGAGACAAGAGTAGAAGGAAAATCAACAACAAACCTAAAAAAATTGATTAAAGAAAATTTAATTACAGAAAAAACAAAAAAACAAAGGCTTCTTAAAGAGAATAAAATAATTAAAAATAGATTATATGTTTTAGCTGAAAGTACTGGTAATTTAAAGACACAAGCTGACTATAACAAATTATTTAATTCAATGATTAGTGAAGCTAATTTCTTAAGAGAACAAGGTTTTAGCGAAAAATTAATACAAGAAAATTGGTTTAGTTTCTTAGGTAAATTAGGTTTTGGTGGATTTGCTGACACTGTGCAAGAAACATTAGTGCGATGGGTGTTGGAAACTTTAGGAGTTTCAAAAACTAGTATAATTGGTGACTTATTAGCTACTGGTCTTGCAAACTTTGATTTGGATAATATTGCTAAAATTTTATCCGGTGATTGCAATGCAATAGCTAAATTAATTGCTAGAACAATTGTTGATACTGTTATCGTACAAAAAACTTCAAAAGGTGGCGAAACAAACCATCTAGAAAATATTTTAAGAAATTCAATAACTGATCTATTATTAAATGATAAATCTGAATTACTGAAAATAGTTGAGGATAAAGTATTAAGTTTTATTTGTCCCCTACTTTCCAAAGTTTCGACTAAGTTCTTAGCCGTTACCGATAAGTTAAAACAAAATTTAATGGGAGCATAAAAATCCGAAACACATCGTGTGAATTAAACACCCCCTTTAGATTTTTCTAAGGGGGTTTTAATTTATATTAAAGTGTCTGTATTTTTATTTTTTAATGTTTATCTTATTTTAGAATTTATCAATAAACAATTAAGATGATTTAATACAGAAAAAATCACATGATAGAGTTTGAAGAAAGTAGTAACCAAAAATCTGGTTCGGAAAAATCAAAAGATGGTGCAACTCCAGTGCTGGATAATTTCAGTAAAGATTTGATAAAAATGGCGGAACAGGGTAAATTAGACCCTGTTATTGGTAGAGAAAATGAAATTAATAGAATTGCCCAAATTTTATCCAGAAGAAAAAAGAATAATCCAATTATAATAGGTGAACCCGGATGTGTCCTTGGAGAAACTTATATTGAGATTGAGAAAATTTCTGAAGCTAATACACATAATATTGAAACTATGTAATATTTATAGGTAATGGCATTTACCTAAGCCAGTATAACTATGTATATTTTATACAGAAAAAAAATTATAGAAGAAATTAATTCAATTAATGAATTTGAAAATTTTATTTTAACTAAAAACTTTTACAAATCATTTAAAAAGTTTCCAAGTAATGAAATTAATAATATAATTAATTATATTTCTAAAACCAATAAACTTAACTACAAATCAATTAAACCCGAATTAAAAAAATTATTGAGGTACGGTAATACCCAAAACGATATTAATTTTTTATTGTCAATGGGATGGGAAAAAAATGAAGCTAGTGAATTCATAAAAGAAAAACAAAAAAATATTGTAAATAAATTAGTTATTGCAAAAAAAAATTCACCTGAAAAATTTTATGATAAAACACCCACAAGAATAGAATATTGGTTAAAATTAGGACATAATGTTGAAACGGCAACTAAATTATTACATGAAAGACAAAAAACATTTTCTTTAGAAAAATGCATTTTAAAATATGGAAAAGATGAGGGAGAAAAGAGATTCTTAAATCGACAAAAAAAATGGATATCTTCTTTAAATAAAAAAGAATTTTCAAAAAATTCATACAAATATAATGAAATAAATCATAGCGATTTAATAAAACGAAGTAATTTTAATGAAAAAAGGAAAGAATTAATACTATCTGGCATAACTAAAAATACAATTAATGAATTCGTAGAATATATTGTAAATAATGAAGATATTAAAAGAGTTAGTGACATCTTACCATTTGTAAACTCGATAATTGTTCAAACACATTATAAAACAACCTCAAATGTTATTCGAGAAAAATTTTATTCATTAATACCCGAATTAATTAA